GTAGTGCTGACCTCGATGAAAAATTAGTCGCAAAGTTGCATAGGTTTCGTTCGGCAAAACGGTATATGATTTGAAAAAAGCATAAATAAGGTATGATGCGGCTTTCACGAGCCAATATGAGGTGAAATAGATGGATGAAATAGACCTTGTGAACGATCTCATTGATAGAGAAATGGCCCGATTCGTTAAGGGCAGGGTGGACTTACCAAAAAATCCGATAACATGGTGCATTGAGTGCGGTCTTGATATAGGATTGGAGCGACTCAAAATACTTCCGCATACTAAGCTATGCGTCCATTGTCAGATAGCGAGGGAGCGATAGTTATGGCAGCACCACTATCAGATGTAATGAAGGTCGAACAAGTAGCAGCTATACTCGGAGTGACAACCCGTAGGGTTCAACAGTTGAGGGAAAAAGCCAATCCGATACCAGTAAATTCGGACGGTAGATACCCATGTTTAGAATTTGGACTATGGTACAGGCAATATCTACTTGAACGGATGGGGGTAAACCAAGATGGTTCTGTATACGACTTTAATGCTGAAAAAGCCAGATTGACTCACCATCAGGCCAACATATCCGAGTTGGAAGAAGAAACTAAGAAAGGCAATCTTATTCCGGCAGAAATAGTAAAACAACATTGGGAGTCTAAAGCGGCTAACACAAGAGCAAAGCTACTGAACTTACCGGGACGGTTAGCGGTTTCTGTAGTAGGAGCAAACACCATTCAAGATGCCGAAAAGACAGCTAGGCAACTTATAACGGAAGCACTAAATGAACTATCAGGAAACGGATTACCGAAAAGCGATTGAATTAATCGGGGATAGCTATGACAAGATGTTTACACCCCCACCCGACCTTACAATGTCGCAGTGGGCAGATGAACATCTATACCTATCGCCAGAAGATTCAGCAGAACCCGGTAAGTACCAAGTAGACAGAGCGCCTTATCAACGCGGTATGCTAGATGCAGTATCCGACCCTTCTATAAAAGAAATCGTATACTGCACTTCTAGTCAGATTGGCAAAACGCTAATGGCTAAAGCAATCCTTGGTTACTACATCAATCAAGACCCCGGCCCAATACTTGTCCTGCAGCCCACCGTTGGGGTGGCTGAGACATTCTCAAAAGACCGACTGGCCCCGATGATTCGGGATACCCCAACTCTGACAGGCTTGATTGCTGACCCGAAAAGTCGCAATAGTGGCAACACCATCTACAAAAAATCGTTCCCCGGCGGTCATATCACAATGATCGGAGCCAATGCACCAACAGAATTAGCATCGCGCCCGATTCGTATTGTGTTTGCTGATGAAGTAGACCGTTATCCTACTTCGGCTGGATCAGAAGGTGATCCAATCTTTCTAGCCAGACAGCGTTCAGTCACCTTCTGGAACAGGAAGATGATTATGGCGTCCACCCCGACAATCGCAGGGGCCAGTCGAATTTGGAAAGCCTTCGAGAACTCGGATCAGCGGTATTACTATTTGCCTTGCCCACATTGCGGCGATTTTCACACGCTGAAATGGGCGCAAATGGTTTGGGATGAGGGTGAGGCCAGTAGCGCGATGATGGCCTGTCCAATCTGCGGCGGGATGTATGGCGATGCCGATAAGTTGAGGATGCTAGCGCATGGCGAATGGCGAGCAGCTAACCCAAAAAGCACTATAGCAGGGTTCCATATATCAGCCTTGTATTCACCGTGGCAGACATTTGCAGATGTAGTAAGCGAATGGCTACTTAAAAAAGATAACCCAGAAACGCTAAAGACGTTTATCAATCTTCAGTTGGGCGAGTGTTGGGAGGATCGCAGCGGCGAAAGCTTAAAAGCCGATTCGCTACTCACCCGTCGGGAAACCTGGGACTCTGTTCCGGCTGATGTTGTGATTATCACGGCTGGGGTGGACGTACAGGATGATCGACTTGAAATATCCGTCATCGGTTGGACGGGGGAAGAACAATCAAGAGTGCTGCATCACAACAAACTGTATGGGTCGCCCGGAGAACCGGCAGTATGGTCGCAGTTGGACGTTTTCCTAAAGGCTGACCATTTCACGGCTGACGGCAGAATACTTAGCATAAAGGCCACAGCAATAGACTCAGGCGGTCATCACACCCAACAGGCATACGAGTTTTGCCGAAGCCGCATGGGGCAGCGCGTAGTGCCGATCAAAGGCAGAAAAGGGGCGTATCCTATTTGGCCCACCAAGTCCAGCAAAACCAAACTGTCGAGAGGCTTGAGTCTGTTTCTGGTTGGTGTTGATACGGCGCGGGATTCACTTAGATCAGCATTGGCCGTCCGTGATCCGAACTTGCCCAGATACGTTGCCTTTTCAGCGGAGTTGACCGAAGATTACTTCAAGCAGCTTACAAATGAAAAGCGCGTAATGGCGTATAGCAAAACCGGAACACCGAGTAGGGTATGGAAGAAGATACCCGGCGCACGATATGAAGCGTTGGACTGCTATGTATACGGTATAGCTGCCTTAGAATACCTGAAACAATCAGGTATGAGACTGAAAAGTTTGGCAAGGGTAATACCGGCTGCAAGAGTAGAAAAGACCGTTGTAGAGCAACCAATTGTACAAAAACCAGTACAAGTCAGACCAAAACAAAGAACATCGAGTGCAATACAATGAGTGATGATATTAGATTAGACGTAGACCAAAACATGGGTTTAATATCTAAGTTTTTTGAAGATGTAGCACTTAGGCAGATTCCGTATGCGGCATTACGAACTACACATGATCTGGCATTTTTAATTCAGCAAGATACGCATACGGAAATGGATAGGGTTTTCCACTTGCCAACACCAACATTTACGTTGCGCTCAATGGAAGTGATAAAAGGTAAGGATAAGTCTAATCCTTCAAGTTGGGTTGGGTTGAAACTGGACAGGCCATGGCAAAAGGCTTTGAAACATCAATTTACGGGCGGTAGGCGAGACTACAAGCGTATGGAAAACGCTCTTAAGTATAAAGGACTTCTTGGAGAAGATGAAATAATGATTCCAGCGGAAGGATGCCCGATGGATATGTACGATAATCCTAAAAGAAGTTTTATAATACAACTGTTGGCTTATTTTGACGCTTTCGGAGAGCAAGGCTATAAAGCTAATATGACTGCTAAAAGCAGGAAAGCATTTGAAACAAGATTAAGTAACAAAATAAAATCGGGGCCAAAAGTAGAATTTATAGTATCAAGAGGCCCAAAATCATATATGGGTAAAAGTAAGGAAGGTGATACAAAGAAGCAACACCTTCCGGCTGGAATATGGAAAAAAGTTGGATTTGCAGCGGGCAATGCTGTCGTCCCTGTCTTTATATTTGTTAAAAATGTGACGTATAGGCGGATGATAGACTTGCCAGTAATAGCAGAAGAAGTAGTCAGAAATGAAGGTCAATACACTTTTAATAAACAGCTAGATAGGGCTATGGCAAACGATAGAATCTTCAAAGACCTAATACGCAAAACCAATGGCTGACGCGATAGACGATCTTGAGAAACGCATAGAAAAGGCGATGTGTTGTCTGGATGGTGACGACTTGATAGTGCGTATCCATAAGACAATAGACATTTGGCGCTATGATTGGGGTGGGAGCAAGATATACGTCGCCAAACAATCTAGGATGCGGCGCGATGAGACTATCTCTAAACTCTCGGCAACAGGCGCTAGGCCAAGTGACATTGCTCAGGAAGTAGGAATCTCCGACAGGCAAGTCAGACGACTATTTTCAAAAAAATCTACCTATTTGTGACAGAATGGGTCTTAATTTGTCCAAATAAGCGAGGCATACTGGCATTATGGCATTTACAACAACCCAATTGGCGGCAGTAGAAACGGCAATAGCCACTGGCGCATTGCGCGTGGAGTTTGACGGTCGAGTTATCATCTACCAAAAGATGGCCGATCTTCTCAGCCTACGCGACCAAATGAAAGCCGAGTTGGGGGTGGAAGTACCACCCCAAGCCCGTGGACGGTCATGGAATCCTGTAACGGGGTCAGGACTATGAGCAACACCAGAAAATATGAAGCCGGTTCCAAGGCCGCCAGGCTTTCGTCTTGGTATGCCCCGTCCTCGGATGCCACTACAGCTATCCAGCAACCCGCCACCATTCGCAACAGGGCGCGTGATCTAGTACGCAATAATCCTTGGGCCAATAAAGGTCTAGCCACAATTGTTAACAATACAATTGGTTTTGGCATAAGAGCCAAGATAAACGCTAAATCTAAGCTACGAGCAAAACAGGCACAACAAAAATGGATGGCATGGGCTGAAACAACAGCTTGTGATGCAGATGGTATAAACAACTTTTATGGTTTACAGCAGATGGCGTTTAGGTCATTAGCTGAATCCGGTGAGTGTCTTATAAGACTTAGACCGCGTAGACCAGAAGATAATTTACCATTGCCATTCCAGATTCAAGTCCTTGAACCTGACTTTATAGCGGATGGCTCTATAATAAATCTTGCAGTTGGTACACAAAACCAGATTGTACGAGGCATAGAGTATGACGCTATAGGTAGACGAGTAGCATATTATCTTTACAAAGTGCATCCCGGTTCGGAAATAATCAACTTATCTCCAGAACAATTTACTAGAATAGATGCAAGAGAGATAATTCATCTATTCAGGAAAGACCGACCGGGGCAGGAACGTGGGGTATCGTGGTTCGCGCCTGTAGTAGTCGCGTTGCGCGAACTAGGAATATACGAAGATGCGTACTTGAAAAGGCAACAGTTGGCTAACCTGTTCGCGGGATTCATAACAACTGACGATCCTGCCGCGATGGATGAGGAATTGGCCGATGAGTTGCCAGACCTTCAACCCGGCACGATGTATATGCTCAAGCCAGGCAGAAGCATCGAGTTCTCAGCGCCACCTCCTACTGGAGAAGATCCAGCTTACCGGGATAGTTGCCTACGGCGCGTAGCTGCTGGGCTTGGAATATCTTATGAAGCACTGACGGGCAATTTGTCTGAAGTCAATTTCTCATCGGCCAGAATGGGCGCTCATGAGATGGGTAGGAATATCGACGCTTGGCAATGGAACCTATTTATCCCGCGATTCTGCGATGGCGTATTCCAGTGGTTTAAGGACGCTTTGACTATGCAGGGCATGGTTACGGATGATATAACTGCCGAGTGGACGCCGCCAATCAGGACGGTAGTTGATCCTAGCAAGGAAAATAAAGCACTTCTGACCGCTGTGAGAGCAGGGTTTATGTCGCTACCAGAAGCTATAAGACAGCAAGGGTACGACCCAGACTTAGTTCTTGAAGAACAGCAAGAGTATCTAGCTAAATTGGACGTTGCAGGTGTTCTGGTAGATAGTGATGTTCGTAATGATATTAGTAATACCGGAGTGAGCAGTAATGGATAAGAAAATGCAAATTCCGATGATGTCTGTAAGGGCTGCAATGCAGCCTCAGAGTTTTGACGAAGCTGACAGTTCCGTTGAAATTATATGGTCTACCGGATCACAAGTCCGACGGTACGATTATTTTGAGGGGCCGTACATCGAAGAACTTTCGATGAATCCCGCAGATGTCAATCTGGAACGCTTAAACTTAGGTGCGCCGTTGCTGGCCGATCACTACTCCCAAATAAACTCAGTTATTGGGGTGGTAGAACGGGCGTGGATTGAAAACGGCAAGGGCCATGCGAAAGTTCGTTTCTCGGATAGAGAGGACGTTCAACCTATCGTAAGCGATGTGAAAAATGGTATTCTTCGCAATATATCCGTTGGCTACGAAGTCCACGAATATGAAGTAACCAAACCGACAGACGGCACTATGCCTACATATAGGGCAGTCTCGTGGTCGCCGCTTGAAGTATCTCTGGTAGCAGTACCGGCAGATGCACAGGCACAAGTTCGTAGTTCGGAAGAACTACATCCAGTTTTAATAACCTATAGGAGTCCGGCTATGACCGATCCCGAAAACCAAGTACCGGAAGAAGAAGTAGTGCCGGTACCCGAAGAAACCGAAGTCACTCCGAGTGTCGAAGAAATTCGTAGTGCAGTAATCAAGGCTGAACGTGCAAGAATTGCGGGTATCCGTGAAACTGTTCGTATGGCTAAACTCGAAGAATCTGTAGCCGATAAACTAATCGAATCTGGCAAGTCTCTGGACGAAGCCAAAGCCGATGTACTCAGAGCATGGAGTTCAAAAGTGGACGCAACCGCAACCAGTTCCCATATTTCGATGGGCGAAACCGGCAACGAAAAAGCACTCCGTGGTGCTGAAGAAGCCCTTCTTGCTCGTGCTGGTCTTATCAAACACGCCGACATTGCGGGAAATGAGTTCCGTGGTATGCGGCTCACCGATATGGCTCGTATCTCTCTGGAACGCTCCGGTGAGAACGTGCGAGGGATGAGTTATGACGGCATGGCAACCGTGGCGCTGCGTCAGGGCCAGACTACTTCCGACTTCCCGGTGCTGCTTGAGAACACCATGCACAAAATCATTCTGAACGCCTACGGCACTGCCCCTGACACTTGGCGTCAGATCTGCCGTGTTGGTTCAGTCAGTGATTTCCGCGCTTGGAAACGTCTGCGTACCGGCACTTTGGCTAATCTGTCGGCAGTAAACGAAGCTGGCGAACTGACCAATATGCCGATCAGCGATGCCACGGCAGAAAGCGTACAGGCCAGCCGGTACGGAAACATCATCTCAATCACGCCAGAAGTGATCGTGAATGATGATTTCGATTGGATTGCATCTCAGAGTGCCGCTCTGGGCCGCGCAGCCGCTCGTACCGTAGAAGCTGCCGTATACGCCAAGCTGCTTGCCAATCCGACCATGAGCGACGGCAACGCCCTGCTCTCGGCGGCTCACGGCAACATCCAGACCTCCGGCGCAGCAATCAGTGTTGCTACTGTTGACGCTGGCCGCGTAGCCATGGCGCAGCAGATGGACATCAACAGCAACGATTATTTGAACATCCGTCCGTCTATCCTGCTTTGCCCTGTTTCTATGGGTGGTCTGGCGCGTGTCACTGCTGGCGCTCAGTACGACCCGGATGCCGCAGCCCGTCTGCTGGTTCCCAACAAAATCGCCGGTCTTATCAGCACCGTCGTCGATACCCCAAGGCTTACCACCGGCTGGTATTTGTTGGCGAGTCCGACCGATGCTCCTGTTCTGGAAGTTGTGTTCCTGGATGGCAACGAGTCTCCGCGCATCATGCAGGAGGAATCCTTCCGTACCAAGGGTATCAACTGGTCTGTTGAACTGCCGTTCGGTGTTGGCGTGATCGACTACAAGGGTATCTACTGGAACGATGGGGCCTGATAGGTAGCCATCTTGCGGGACGCCAACTATGGCGTCCCAAACCATAATCTATTTTGAGGATTTGAAAAATGGCTAATAATTTTGTTGCTGAAGGTGATGTAATCACTTGGACTAATGGCACTGGTAGTGCTGTGGTATCCGGGCAAGTAGTAAAAGTCGGCCAGACTCTAGGCGTAGCTGCTGTGGCAATTGCTAACGGCGCATCCGGCAGTGTCTATTTGGAAGGCGTGTTTACTGTACCTAAAGTCACTGCTGCCGTAATCGCGCAGGGCGATCCTGTAATCTGGGATGTGTCAGTCGGCAAATTCGATGTTAAGACTGCCACCCCCGCTACGGGTGATGTTTCAGATGCCGCTATCGCATTTGAGGCCGCTGGCAATACTGCTACCACGATCAAGATTCATCTTGACCATCGCATTGGTACGGTAGCCTAAAACCATGAGCGCCTTTGATTCTGCCGTTATCGTAGCCACAGAAATAGAATTTGCAGTTTTTGCCGATACTATAACGGTAGATACGGTATCCGGCAGAGGGATAGTCACGCCAAACACTGATTTATCTTTAGGCGGCGGTATCAATCTTTATAACGGCGCTCGTTTATGTGTTTTAGATATTGAATTTCCGGCAATAGCAGTAAATTCCAACGTCATTCACGGAAGTAACAGCTACATTGTTGCTGAACTGGATGACGTTGATCCATTTGGCTGGCGTCGGGCTTTGATAGTCAGGAGTTAAGATGCCAGATAAAGACCCATTGGCTTATGACATTCTGACATGGGGCTGGGTAATCTTCCTAGCAGTTTGGGGTGGAATAGTCAATTTTCTGCGTAAAGTTCGAGACGGTGAAAGTAGAAAGTTCAATTTTACTGAACTGATTGGCGAAATATGCACTTCTGGCTTTGTTGGCGTAATGACATTTCTGTTATGTGAAGCGGCATCCACAGACCAACTGTTAACAGCAGTTCTTGTAGGAGTCAGTGGTCACATGGGTGCAAAGGCAATTCGGTTTCTAGAGATTATTTTTGAACGTAAGTTGGGCCAATGATAATTCATGAAGTTATAACCAAGTTAGAGACTATCCCAGCGTTAATGGGAAAAGTCTATCTTGGGGTTCCAGCGCAAATGGAATCATTGAGCCAAGCCCCTTACGTTTGGGTAACATCTATTGCCGAGAATGGGGGAGGAAGCCCCATTTTAGGCCCAGTACGCCAACGTATTGAATACCGTTTTGAATTGACAACTGGTGCTAGAAATGCGGCTGATATGGAAGCCATACGAAATGCCGTTATGGGTGCTATGTTGAATTTCCAGCCCAATGCTGGGTGCGATCCAATTATATTCAGGGCCGGAAGAATGGAATTTGGCGATCCGGGTTGGTTTTTATGGCGTGATGAGTTTAGAACATCATATTTTGAAGATACAAGGTGAGGTACGTTATGGCCGATTTATTTGAAGGCATGGGCGGTAGCTACGTTCTTGATAAGGACGGAAACCGGGTAAAAGTAGAAGGCACTATTGATAAGTTGGATGCACCCGCTGTATCTGAGACTGTTGATTTGCCTGTTGCAGAACCCGTTGCACCGAAGGCTATTAACTCTAAAGAGGTGTAATCAATGGCTACTAGACTTTATACCCGCAATGCTGTATTGCTGGCAAAAATTGAAACTACTGAAGGTACTGATCCTTCTCCTACTGGTGCGGCTAACGCCATACTTTGCAGCGAACTCTCAGTATCCCCGTTAGAAGGTTCTACTGTAGACCTCGCATATATCAGACCATACTTTGGTAAGTCCCCTTCTCTGCGAGTTGAGGATTTCGTTACCATTTCTTTGACTTGTGATCTGGCCGGTACTGCGACTGCTGGAACCGCCGCTCCGTGGGGGCCGCTAATTCGCGCTTGCGGTATGTCTGAGACGCTACTATCTTCAGGCAACACTGGCACTGCAACCGCATCTACTACCAGTTCTATCACGCTGGCAGCCGGAGCATCGTCGGTGGATAACGTCTATGTAGGCGCATCTATCACAATGGCCGGTCAAACTAGGACTATCAGCGCATATAACGGCACTACCAAAGTTGCTACTGTTAGTAAAGTATATGGTACGGCCCCAACTGCTGGTGCGTATACTATTTCACTAAATGCAACCTATACTCCAGTATCGTCAGCTTTTGAGTCTGTAACACTTTATTTCAATCAGAATGGTGTTCGACATAAGGCTACTGGTTGCCGAGGGAATGTAAGCTATGATCTGACTTCTAATCAGCGTCCTACTCTTAAATTCACCTTTACCGGCATTTACAACGCGGTGGCAGACGCATCTGAAACTGGTGTTGTATTCTCGAACTGGCAGGTTCCGGTAGCAGTCAACTCTATCAACTCATCTGCTCTTATTCAGGGCAAACAAGCTGATGGTAGTGCGACTGGTGTACAGCTTATGTCTTTCACGATGGACATGGGCAATGCAGTTACTCACCGTATGCTAGTCGGTAGCGAGAACGTCGTACTGACCGACCGTCAGGCACAGGGTAGCGTGTCTATCGAGGCCACTACGGTAGCCTTTAACGACTGGTGGTCGCAGGTACGGGCTTCTACAAAATCGCCTTTCCTGATTGAAAATGGAACGGCTGCGGGCAACACCTGCGCTATCTTCCTGCCAAATGCACAGCTTACTGATCCCAAATACTCGGATTCAGATGGCATTGTGATGTTGGATCAGTCAATTTTGGCGCTGCCTTTAGTTGGCAACGATGAAGTTAGGCTAGTAGTGAAATAAAATGAGCGGCTTTGTCCTTGGACAGAAAAGCCTTGAAAGACTCAATGGCGTCGATCCGAATCTTGCAAAAGTAGTGAAACGCGCCATTGAGATTTCTGAAGTAGATTTCAAGGTTATAGAAGGGTTGCGAACACGAGAACGGCAACAATATCTGGTATCTAAAGGTGCTAGTAAGACCATGAATAGTAGGCATTTGACCGGCCACGCTGTAGATTTAGCGGCAGTGGTTGGCGGTGTAATTACTTGGGATTGGGCGCATTACCACCGTATAGCGGCGGCAATGAAAAAGGCATCGGAAGAATTGGGTGTTGAGTTAGTTTGGGGTGGGTCTTGGTCGAGACTATCACTTTTGACTATGACAAATGGCCGATTCAAGTTATCATCGACATTCCCTGATGGCCCTCATTTTGAGATAGCGCGTTAGGCCAGACAGCCACAATCTAATCGCGACCCGATTTGCTCCGGGCTGTCTACCACTCCCCTGCCAGTGGGCGATGAAGGCAGGGACTTATTTTCAACAACAGACAGATAGGTGTACGTTATGGCATTTATATTAAAACCTAAAGCTGAAAGTTTCTTTTATGGCATATCATTGCCAATCGTAACTGAAAGCGGAACAAGTCAGATTCAAAAGTTTGAGTTTAAGTTTAAGCGCATCTCTAGGTCTAAGATTAACGAACTTCAGAAGGCTCAAGACGATGTTGCAAACGGTGAATTTGAAATTGATAGTCTTGAGCGCGATGTTGATTATGTTTTGGAAATTGCCGATGGTTGGCGTTATGTCCAAGACGAAAATGGAAAAGACCTACCGTTTACCCGTGAAAACGTCCACGCTCTGCTAGACGCATACCCAAATGCGGCAGGTGAGATCGTAAAGACATTCTTTGAATGTACTTTGGGCGGCGGGGCTAAACGAAAAAACTAATAGATGCGGCAGAGTATTGGTGCAGTCCCATAGGAGGGACTGATACCAAGGCTCTGGCCGATGATCTGGCGTCTTTTGGGCTACCAGAAGATGCTTTTGGTACAGTAGAAGAAATAA